ACGATCTTACAGGACTAGACACAACGATTGACTGGAAGAACACTGGGGATAACTCCTACGATGGTGAAAAGCTACGGTTGCTCGTACACGATGAATCTGGAAAGTGGGAACGTCCAGATAATATCCTTAACAACTGGCGTGTCACTAAAACTACACTTAGATTAGGTAGAAGAATCATAGGCAAGTGCCTAATGGGGTCTACCTCAAACTCTCAAGACAAAGGAGGAGGAAACTTCAAAAGACTTTACAGAGACTCTGACGTGACGCAAAGAAACGCAAACGGACAGACTAAGAGTGGAATGTATTCTTTATTTATTCCCATGGAATGGAACTTCGAAGGGTTTCTAGATCAGTACGGACAACCAGTTTTTAGAAAACCAAATAAAGCCATTTTAGACCACTATGGAGACGTTATAGATGGAGGAGTACTAGATTACTGGGAAAATGAAGTAGAGAGCCTTAGAAACGATTCTGACGCACTAAATGAGTTCTATAGACAGTTTCCTAGAACAGAGGGTCATGCTTTTAGGGATGAGGCTAAAAATAGTTTGTTTAGCTTGACAAGGATATATGAGCAGATAGACTTTAATGATAACTTGCAAAGGCAACGTGTTGTTCAAAGGGGAGGTTTTTCCTGGAAGAATGGTGTTAAGGATACAGAGGTTATATGGACACCAGAGAAGCATGGAAGGTTTTATGTTAGTTGGATACCGCCACGAGAGCTTAGGAATAGAGTTGTAAATAAGAATGGATTCAAGTATCCTGGCAATGAACACATAGGTTCCTTTGGATGTGACTCTTATGACATATCTGGTACTGTAGGAGGTGGAGGATCTAATGGAGCCCTTCATGGGTTCACTAGGGTTAATTTAGATGGTCCAAGTAATATGTTCTTTTTAGAATATGTATACAGACCACAGACAGCAGAGCTATTTTATGAAGATGTTCTTATGGCTATGGTGTTTTACGGAATGCCAGTATTAGCTGAGAACAACAAACCAAGACTTTTATATCATTTAAAAAACAGGGGGTATAGAAAATGGAGCATAAATAGACCAGATAAACACAGAAATGATCTATCTAAAGCCGAAAGAGAGCTAGGTGGTATACCATCATCTCCAGCGGTGATATCAATTCATGCTGAATCAATAGAAAGTTATATTGAAAACAATGTAGGGTTTAGTGACGAAGGTACTGGTAATATGTACTTCAATAGGACATTATTGGATTGGGCTAACTATGATATTAGCAATAGAACCAAGTTTGATGCAACAGTTAGTTCAGGTCTTGCTATTATGGCAAACCAGAAATACGTCATTAAGGCTCAAAGAAAAGATACAGAAATAAATGTTAACTTTGCAAGGTATAATAATACAGGCACGGTTAGCTCTATTATAAAGTAATAATATGCGAGGAACTTCTGGGAAGTACGTTATTGGATTTCCAAATCAATTAGCTTCAGATGCTGAGAAAGCGTCTAAAGAATATGGTCTTATGGTAGGGCATGCTATAGAGTCTGAATGGTTTAGAAAAGAAGGTGGACAATCAAGGTTTTATAACAACCGAGACACCTATCATAAACTGAGGACATATGCAATGGGCGAGCAGTCCGTTAGAAAGTATAAGGACGAACTTGCAATTAATGGAGACATATCCTATCTAAATCTTGATTGGACTCCCGTGCCTATTATACCAAAGTTTGTAGACATTGTAGTTAATGGCATTTCAAATAGATTGTTTGATGTAAAGGCTGAGGCAGTAGACCCAGTATCTTCAAACAAGAAAGCGATGTACAAGAATCGTATTCAAACAGAAATGCGAAATAAAGAAGACTTCGAGGAGATCGGAGCTATGCTAGGAAAGGATATGTTTAGCGTACAGCCAGACATGCTTCCTGAGACAGACGATGAGCTTGACATCCACATGCAAATAGACTACAAGGATGACATCGAGATTGCCGAAGAGAAGGCAATTACATCTGTGTTAAAGCATAACGACTATGAGTATGTTAAAAAAAGATTAGATGAAGATTCTACGGTTATTGGAGTCTCTGCCGCAAAGCACACATTCAATACACACGATGGAATTAAAGTTGACTATGTAGATCCAGCTGACTTAGTGTTCAGCCCAACAGAAGATCCACACTTTCAGGATTGCTATTACTTTGGAGAGGTTAAGAACGTCAACATTACGGAGATCAAGAAAGTTGATCCATCGATAACACAAGAAGAAGTTCAAGAGATTGCCAAGTCGGCATCTAAGTTTGATTCGTATCAAGGAATGAGAGGTGGTTATAAAACTGATTCATTTGATAAGAATACTGCAACATTATTATATTTCTGTTACAAGACTGACAAGAATATCGTATATAAGAAAAAGAGAACAGCGCAAGGCGGAGAAAAAGTTCTAAGAAAAGACGATCAATTCAATCCACCCAAAACAGAACAAGCACGTTTTGAAAAATTATCTAAAAGAATTGATGTATGGTACGAAGGTGTTCTTGTATTAGGAACGAACAAAATTCTCAAGTGGGAGCTGATGAAAAATATGGTGCGTCCAAAAAGTTCAATGGAGAGAGTGTACGCTCCCTACGTTGTGTCTGCGCCAAAAATGTACAGAGGTCAGATTGACTCACTTGTAAAGAGAATGATTCCCTTTGCGGATCAAATACAACTTTTACACCTTAAACTTCAGCAAGTTGCTGCCAAGATGATTCCAGACGGAGTCTTTATTGATTTAGATGGACTATCTTCCGTTAATTTAGGAAATGGTAACACATACTCTCCACAGGAGGCATTAAATATGTATTTCCAAACTGGGTCTGTATTAGGTAGAAGCTTAACTGAAGAAGGAGAGTTTAACAGTGGAAAGATACCAGTACAAGAGCTAACTTCATCTGGAGCTAACTCAAAGATATCTTCTCTGATTAACATGTACAACTACAATCTCAATATGTTGAGAGGCGTGACAGGCTTAAATGAAGCTAGAGATGGGTCTATGCCAGATTCTAATGCACTAGTTGGTGTACAGAAGCTAGCAGCACTAAACTCTAATACAGCTACTAGGCATATATTAAAGTCTGGATTGTTTATGACAGAAAGACTAGCTGAATGTATTGCATATAGACTATCTGATGTATTAGAATATTCCGACATGAAGGAAGACTTTGTGAAGAATATTGGAAAGTACAGTGTAGATATACTAGACGAAATCAAAGATCTTCATTTGCATGACTTTGGAATCTTTATTGAAATGCACCCAGACGAAGAAGAGAAGCAGATGTTAGAACAAAACATACAGACTTCACTCTCTGCTGGTAAAATTGATATTGATGATGCCATTGACATTAGGAACATTAAGAATGTAAAGATTGCATCACAGCTTCTTAAGGTTAGAAAGAGACGTAAAGAAAAGCTTGACAATAAGAGACAGCAAGAAAACATTGCTTTACAAGCAGAAGCTAATCAGCAAGCAGCTATGACAGCTGAACAAGCTAAACAGCAAACAGCATTAGCTAAAATGGAGGCAGAGGCTAAGATTAAACAGTTAGAGGCTGAGATTGAAATGCAGAGAATGCAGCAAGAGTTTATGCTTAAGGCTGAACTTATCAAGATGCAGAAGGGTATTGAAAGCCAAATAAAGTCTTCTGAGCTACAGATGCAACAGAATAAAGATAAATACAAAGAGGATAGGAAAGACGAGAGAACAGCTAAGCAAGCATCTCAACAGTCGAAGTTAATACAGCAAAGACAGCAAGACTTAGACCCTATCGACTTTGATGGTCAAGACGCGTTAGGCTCAGGTATGGAGGGAATCGTGGGTATTGATTAATTTAATAATTTTGCAATAATCTAATTTAATTAAAATGGAATGGAAACTAAGAGCTTTGGATGCCGAAGGTAATCCTATAGAGCCAAAACAAGAAGAGCAGCCTCAACAAGAGGAAGTTCAAGAAACAGTGCAAGAGGAAACTCAAGCCCCTGTTCAAGAAGAAGAATTAGTTAAAGAGACGACAGATGCCGTATCCGAAGAAAACATCCAAGAGCAAGTCCAAGAGCAAGCCGAAGATGTACAAGAAAAAGAAGAAGTAGTATCCAAGCCAGTAGAGCTGGATGATCAAAGTATATTAAACTACTTAAAAGAAAGACGAAACGTAGAAGCGGAGTCTTTAGACGTTCTTTTAAATAATGACAAACAAGAAGCGCAACCTTTACCAGAGGATGTGGCTAACTTCATGAAGTACAAGCAGGAGACTGGTAGGTCCTTTGAGGATTATGCTAGGCTTCAGCAAGACTGGAGTGCTATGGATGATACTAACGTTATTCGTGAGTATTACAAGCAGGAAAAGCCACACCTTGACGCTGAAGAGATTGACTACCTTATTAATGAGGAGTTCAGTTTTGATTCAGACCTTGATGAAGAGAAAGACATCAAGAAGAAAAAGATTGCGTACAAAGAAGAATTATACAAAGCTAGAAACCACTTTGAGGGTATGAAGGAAAAATATAAAGCTCCTCTTGAGTCAAGAGAAGCCGATATTCCTGAAAACTACAAGGAAGCTTTTAACTTTTATAATAAATACCAAGAAGAATTAGATCAAGAGTCTGCATCGCAGAAAGATAGATCTCGCATCTTCCAAGAAAAAACAAATGCTCTATTCAATGATGAGTTCAAAGGTTTTGAATTTAAAGTCGGAGATAAGAAGCAAGTTTTTAAACCTAATGATGTAAGTAAGGTTAAAGAGAATCAGTTAGACATAAATAACTTCTTTAACAAGCACTTAGATGAAAAGGGGATCGTGAAGGATGCGTCATCTTATCATAAAGCTTTGTTTGCAGCCACAAATGCTGATGCTTTATTCCAGTTCGCTTACGAGCAGGGGAAAGCAGATGCAACAGACGGATTAGTGAAGGAGACCAAAAATATAGACATGAGTGTCAGGTCAAATACACCAACCGATAGTGGAGGAACAAAGTTTAGAGCAGTAGATTCGGGAGATAATTTTTCGTTTAAAATTAGAAAACGATAATTAATCACTAAAAAACTTTTAAAATGAGTGTAACTATTTCTGGAGTACAAGGCGCATTAACGCCATCTCCATCAAAGTCGACTTTATCGACTAACTATCTAGGTTCTGCTATTGAGTTTACTTCTCAATACTTACCTGATGTATACGAAGCAGAATTTGAAAAATATGGAAACCGTTCTGTATCTGCTTTTTTAAGAATGGTAGGAGCTGAAATGCCCTTCCAATCTGATGTAATTCAATGGTCTGAGCAAGGAAGACTTCACTTGGCTGTATCTGGCGCAACTAGATCTGCCGATGTTATCACGTCAAATGGACACCCTTTCCGCTTAAACCAAACAGTAATCATTTCTGACGGAACTGACCAAGACAAAGCTATCATCACAGGCGTAACTACAAACACATTTACTGTTGCTTCTTATTCTGGAGCAAACTTAGCTGCTGCTGTAGGAACAACTGGACTTAGCGTATTTGCTTTCGGTTCTGAATTTAAGAAAGGAACAAGTGGAATGAGTGGTTCTTTAGAAGCTGCTAAAGACATCCAAACTACTAACCCTATCATCATCAAAGACAAGTATGAAGTCAATGGTTCTGATATGGCGCAGATCGGATGGATCGAGGTAACTACTGAGAACGGTGCTACTGGATACCTATGGTACTTAAAATCAGAGCATGAAACTCGTCTACGTTTCGAAGATTACATGGAATTATCTCTTATCGAAGGAGAACCTGCTGCTGCTTCATCTGGCGCTGAAACTGCTGGATACAAAGGAACAAAAGGTTTATTCTATGAAATCGAAAACAGAGGAAACATTGCTACTGGTTCAATTGCTGCTCGTACTGACTTAGAAGAGCTTATCAAAGTTCTTGACAAAGAAGGAGCGATCCAAGAGAATGTTCTTTTCGTTAACAGAACTAAATCTTTCGAGATTGACAAAGTATTAGCTGACCAAAACAACAGCGGTGCTTCTACAAGCTCTTACGGTTTATTCGATAACGATGAAGAAATGGCAATCAGCCTTGGATTCAAAGGATTCAACTTAGGATATGATTTCTACAAAACTGACTGGAAATACTTAAATGACGCTACAACTGGAGCCTTAACTTCTGCTGTAGACGGTGTGTTAGTACCTGCTGGTACAACTACTATCTACGACCAAGTTCTAGGTAAAAATGCTGTACGTCCTTTCTTACACGTGAAGTACAGAAAGTCAGAAGCTGAAGATCGTAAGTACAAGTCTTGGATTACTGGTTCTGCTGGTAATGCTGGAATGACTAGCGACTTAGACGCTATGGAAGTACACTTCTTAAGTGAAAGAGCTCTTTGTGTACATGGAGCTAACAACTTTATCTTAATGAAGTAATATTAATTAGGGGGATGGGATTCTCGTCCCCCTTTTTTTTAATTTAATCTAATTATAATAAAATGGCAAAAAGTAAAACGGCTACCCAGCCACAATGGGAAGTAAAGGATAGAATATATATCTTAAAAGGTAATAGAACACCAGTTAACTTTATTCTACGTTCTAGACACCACTTAAACAAACCACTACAATATTTTGACGGTACAATGACAAGGTCTCTAAGATTTGCGTCTAATCAAACTTCTGTGTTTGAGGATGAGCAGTATGGAGATGTAACATTACCAGCAATTATATTTAAAGATGGAAAGTTAGTTATACCAAAAGAACAAGTGCTTTTACAGCAGTTTCTTTCTTTATATCACCCTGACCTTAATAAGGAGTATGAGGAGTTTGATCCTAATAAACTTGCAGAGGAAGAGATTGCATCTGAGGAAGAGAAGCTTGATGCACAAAACCTTGTTCGTGAAATGGACATAGAAGACCTAGAGGCTATTGCTCGTGTGGCATTAGACGGATCTATATCTGATATGACATCTAAAGAATTAAGACGTGATATGCTTGTCTATGCTAGAAAGAATCCTGCAGAGGTGATGGATCTAGCACAAGATGAGAATATTAAGCTGAGAAACCTTGCAGTTCGTGCAGTAGAAACGGGAGTCATCTTCATCAAAGACGACAACAGAACTGTATGCTGGAACAACAAGGCGAAAGATAAGATTGTAACTGTACCCTATGGGGAGAACGTATATTCAGCACTAGCTGCATACTTTAAAACAGACGATGGTCTTGATGTCTTACAAGGCATAACCAATAAACTGTAGTGTTTCCACCCAACACTACGACCAAGGGGAGTTACGAAAGTGGCTCCTCTTTTTTTTGTATTTTTGTGGAAAGAATTGCTAATGATAGATCACGTTAGAAGCACCGTACTTAGTGTGCTAAATAAAGAGAATAGAGGGACGCTAACAGTGTCTCAGTTTAATGAGTATGCAAAGCATGCACAGCAGCTTATCTTTGACCAATACTTCTCTGAATACTCTAGGTTATCTACATTAAAGAACTCAAGAAGACTATCGAGAGATCAAGGGGACAAGCTATCAATACTTCGCTCTAACATAGACAAGTTTATGAAGACAGCTTCAGGCAGCATTGTTTCTACATACCTAACCTTTGGTGTCGACTCTCAAAACAACACATTATTTAAGCCAGAAGATTTATACACACCAATATCTTTAGTGTATAGCGGAAAGCTTATGGAGTATGTTCCAAAGTATAAAGAAACTTATTTAGAATCCTCTAATATAGCTGGTCCATCAGCATTGTATCCAGGATACTGTGATGAAAATGACAAGTGGTATGTAAAGCCAAGTACGCTCACAGGAGAGGTCAATATAAACTACATAAGAAATGTTGTAGACCCAAAGTGGACATACACTATTGTTGGAGAGAACCCAGTTCACAATCCATCAGCAACAGATTTTCAGGATTTTGAGCTTGGATTAGATGATCAGACTAGTATAGTTATAGAGATATTAAAACTCGCTGGTGTAACAATCAGAGAGGCGGAGGTGGCTCAAGCAGCAGCTCAGATAGATGCTGTCGATACACAAAAAGAAAATGTATAATAGATGGCACTAACAGATCAGCAATATTACGACAACAGCACAAATTGGGGAGAAAACCAGTTTGTATTACTAAAGGATATCATCAATAACTTTAATGCATTCTATGTAGGTGACGATAAGGTAATAAACGATGTTCAGAGATATGATGTTGTTTTCCACGCAAAAAGAGGACTACAAGAGCTTCACTACGATGCCTTAAAGGACGTTAGAGCCCTTGAATTAGAGTTGCCTGACGATTTACAGTTAGAGCTTCCAAAAGACTTTGTAAGGCTCGTTAGATTGTCTTGGGTAGACGATAGGGGTAGACTTCATCCTATGATGATGGATACAGAAACAACTATTGCAAAGGCATACCTACAAGATGACAACTACAATATTATATTTGATAATGACGGTGCTGCTACAGAAGGTACTTCAGTTATTGATACTAAACTATCACAAGTGTCAACGGTTGACAATGACCAATTTACCAACTTAGACTATGAGTTCTTTGGTGGTCGTTTTGGGATGGCTACAGAGAAAACAAATGTTAATGGCAAATACAACATAGACAAGAATCTAGGGTATATTAGATTTAGCTCTGAAGTGAAAGGTAAGGCAGTAGTAATTGAATATATTACAGACGGTCTAGAGTACCTTGAAGAAGACGAGCTAAAGGTAAATAAGCTTGCCGAAGACTTTTTATATAAGTATATTGCACATCAAGTAATTCAATATAAATTTGGCGTTCAAGAGTACATTGTTAGACGGATGAAGAATGAAGCATTCGCAGCGATGAAGAACATGAAGATTAGAATGATGGATATACATCCATTTGATTTAGTTCATGCCATGAAAGGACGTAACAAGTGGATTAAATAATGAAGATACAAAACCTGTTTACATCTGGGAAGATGAACAAAGACCTCGATGAGAGGCTTCTTCCTCAAGGAGAGTATAGAGATGCTCTTAACATTAAGGTTGCTAACTCAAATGGTTCCGATGTAGGGGCTATAGAGAATGCTCTTTCTAATGAGGCATTAACCTCCCTTGACTTTGGTGCAAACCCAACTTGTATAGGGGCAGTATCAGATGATAAAAACAGGAATATTTATTGGTTTGTAAAGTCAGACACAGGGTCTTATATAGCAGAGTATTCAGAGTTTAAGAATAGTTCTGCATTTGTTTTAAAAGATACAAGGGCTACAAGTGTCTTGAATTTTAAAAGGCATAAAATGATTACTGGTGTCAACGTCTTAATTAATGACAATGACAGCAAAGCATACATATACTGGACAGATGGTCTAAACCCACCAAGATATCTAGAGGTTGAGGAGGCAAAAGCTTACGGTGAAAATAACTTTGAAGAGGATGATATTTCTGTAATTAAAGCACCCTCAAGAGTTGAGCCGAGTGTGTCTTTGTCTAATAGTGATGCTATAGATGATAACTACATAGAGGACAAACTATTTACATTTGCATACAGATATAAATACAAGGATAACAAGTACAGTGTCCTTTCTCCGTTTTCACAAGTAGCATTTTTTCCAAATAAAGATACCTTCAACGATGCTCCATACGATGTGTATGCTATGACCAACAAGTATAACACGATAAATGTGTCCTACAATTCTGGGTCAAAGAGAGTTTTAGAAGTAGAGGTTTATGCTAAAGAAGAAGGCGTTCAAAACCTATATCTTATAGGTAAATTTAATAAACAAGAAGAGGGTTTTTTAGATAATTCAAACTATAACATAAAGTTTCAAAACAATAAAATATATAGAGTTTTAGATGAGAATCAATTCAATAGAGTTTATGATAATGTTCCGTTAAAAGCATATGCTCAAGACTTTATTGGCAATAGACTTGTCTATGGTAACTATGAGGAAAATTACAACATCACAGAGTCTATAGATATAGATTTAGAAATACAATCTACAGCAACAACCACAGAGTGTTCAAATGAAACTTTTTACGAGCTCTATAATACACAAACTATTGATAAAGTAGTAGAATATCAGCTATGTGGTGAGACAGCCTACAGAACAATAACTATACCTCCTCTTGAAACAAGGTATGTTTGTGCAATAAACATTGCCTCGCAAAATGGTTTAGTTGTCGACACAGTAAGATCCTGTGCTGGAATTAATCCAGAGAAAACACTGAAGAGTAACAGAAACTATATCGTTGGTCTTGTTTACTTTGATAAATATGGAAGAAAATCTACAGTATTAACAAAGAACGACACTTCTATAAATATTCCTTTTTCTAGTAGCGACCTATCAAATAAGCTAAAGGTGACGATCAATAACAATCCACCTCAGTGGGCTGATAGATATAAGATAGCCATTAAGGAGGTTAAAAAAGACTATATAACTGTAAAGACCAAAGGGAAGATACATGTTGTTGAGGAAGGAGATACTTCAGATTCAACAAATAAATCATACACTTATATATACGTAAGGATTGATGAGAATCAAAAAAATAAATTCTCTGATGGATCTAGAGTAATACTCAAGGCATACGATGGCACAGTGTACAACTCTATAGATATGTATGAGGTAGAGTCTGTTGCTTCTTATGGAGAAGGTGATATTTACGATAATACAGCTAATGTTGCTACCGACCTTAATGAAGCAGGTTTATACATGAAGCTTACTGGTGAAGGTGTATTAAGCACACTTAACACAAACAATGCATATGCCTACACTATATTTGAGGCTATAACTGATAAGGAAGTTGAGACAGCATTCTATGAAGTTCCAGGAACATACGATATAGTTAACCAACAACATAAAGGAACCTTTCAAGATCAATCAGAAGTAAATTCAGCAATAGTAATCTCCGAGGCGTTCAATGCCTTTACATTTGGTAATGGAGCAGAGTCTGATAGAGTTAAAGATAGCATTGTTTTGGGTCAATTTGATATAGGGGTTAGAGTTAATGAACAGCTTGAAAACTATAAGAAAAACATTAGAATTGCCTCATTAACATATAGTGATGTTTACGAAGAAACAACTAACTACAACGGTTTAAACACATTCAATTTAGCTCAAGCAAACTACAAGGATATTGACGAAAAATACGGTCAGATAACTAAGATTCATTCTAGAGATAACGATTTAATTGTATTCCAAGAAAACAAAATACATAGAATACTATTTAATAAAAATGTTCTTTTTACCGCATCAGGAGCAGGAAGTGTAACCCAAACAATAAATGTGTTGGGGCAAGAAGTTCCTTATTCTGGTGAGTATGGCATAAGCGGTTCTCCTGAGTCTTTTGAGTCTTGGGGTAATAGAATGTATTTTTCAGATGAAAGACGTTCAGCAATCCTTAGATTATCTCAAGATGACATAACTGAAATCTCTGAATACGGAATGAGAAGTTGGTTTAATGACAACCTAAATAAGAACTTAAATGTTCGAAGTATAGGTGGTTATGATCCGATAAACGATCAATATGTTTTGTCTGTACAGGACAAGCCTGTTGAGTGGAGAGAGGATACTTCTCAATGTGCTAACTACGAATGGCTGCCCGATGAATATGTGTGCGATTCTGGACCATCAGTTACAATAACAGGCAATACTACGGCTACAGGAGGGGATACGGTTACCTTAACCGCTAATGCTTCTGATCCTGATGGATATATCACTAAGTATGTTTGGTCTACAGGAGGAAGCACATCTACAGAGAATGTGACAAGCAATTCACCAGGCGATGTAACTTATACTGTTACTGTTTATGATAATTATGGATTCCAAGCATCAGACACTCACACTATAACTTGGGCTGCAGCAACAACAACAACGACAACTCAAGCTGGAACAACAACTACAACGACA